AGAGCCGCCGCGTCCGCCGCACCCAAGTCCAGGAGCGAGCTGCGCGGCCACGGCTTCAACATCCGCCCCGCAAGGAAGGGGCCGGACTCCGTGCGGGCAGGTATCGACTTCCTCCGCTCGCGTCCCCTCTTCATCACCGAGCGAAGCGTCAACGGCATCAAAGAGCTCCGAAACTACAAGTACAAGGAAGACAAGAACGGGCGACACCTGAACGAACCCGTCGATGCCTTCAACCACTTCATCGACGCGAGCCGCTATGCGATAACCTGGAACCAGACCAACCCCAACTTCGGGAAATACGCCCTCGGATAACTTGAGAAATTGACCCCCTATGACTTATAAGAATATGGAGCTCCGCCTTCCCGCCCACTATGCCGACCTCACCCTGCGCCATCTGATGGCCTTGGAATCGGAGACCGACCCTGTCAAGCGGGTATCGGCGGTGGCAGGCGTTCCTACCACCAAGCTCCGAGAGATGCCCCACAAGCTCGTCACCGAAGCCGACGCGCACCTCTCGCACCTCCTCACCAAGGAGCACGCCCAACACAAGGAAGTCATCGAACTGCGAGGCATCAAGTACGGCTTCATCCCAAACTGGGAGGAGTTTACGACGGGGGAATGGATTGACATGGAAGAGTGCACCACTGACTTCTGGAAGCACGCACACAAAGCCATGAGCATCCTCTACAGGCCCGTCGACAGGAAGTGGGGCGACAACTACACCATCCTGCCGTACACGGCCAAGGAGGACAAAGAGGTGTTTCTCGATATGCCCGCGCCGCTGGTGTCGGGTGCCCTCCTTTTTTTTTGGACTACCGAAACCGAACTGCTGAACACTTTGCGGTCCTCTTTGATTCAAAAGACGAAGGAGGCGATGAGTTTGCTAACAAGTGGGGATGGTATCCCGTCCTCTACACCTTGGCTGGCGAGGACTATCTCAAGATGGATGCGGTCACGGCTTCGCCCATCGGACACCTCTTTACCCACCTCGCCTTCCTGAAGGACCTCGACCACAAGCGTAAAGCATGATCACCTACAACAACATCGTCCAACGGTTCGAGACCTTCTGCTCCTCGCACCCTATGATTGAGACGTTCTCCCACGGGAGCCCTGCCGACGTGGACCTCGAGAAGTTCGAACGCTACCCCCTCGTCCATCTCGTATATACGGGAGCGGACTACAACACCGAACGCACCAAGACGTACAACCTCGAGGTCTACATCTTGACGCTACCCCCGAGCGAGACCGACAAGGTCACATATCAGAAGGAGAGCTTCAGCGACTCCGAGCAGATAGCCGAGGACATCCTGGCCGACATCCAGACGGGGGGCATCATCTTCACGTTCGGGTATAACTACGACGTGACTTCGGCCAGCGTCACCCCCCTCGAAGAAACCACCTCCAATGTCTTGGCAGGGTGTCTCCTCGACATCGCCATCGCGGTGCCTTATTCGTACGACTCCTGCAACACACCACTCTCATGAACAACTGGAAACTCCGACATAGCTTCACGGGCAACGCCACGTCCGACGTACAGACGGTCAACGGATACCTCGCCTCGGGTGAGGACAACGACTTCGCGGTGACGGTCGTCCCCGACGGGAAGGAATACGCCGCCCCTCTCTTCATCCCACGGACGAATCTCTTGCCGGACTCGCAGGATTTGACGCAATGGCAAAATATCCTCGGAGCGACCCTGACCGCAAACGCTGCAACGGCTCCCGACGGAACCTCAACGGCGACAAGCTGGGAAAGCCCGACCAGCACCTTCAGGATTTTGCGCACCGTGCCCCAGACGTTGTCAGCAAGCACGAACTACGTTTTCAGCTTCTATGCAAAAAATATTGATGCAAGCCACGCCTCGTATCGGGTTTTCAATGCTACCACGGCAACGGACGTAGTTGCCGTAACCTCGTACATCTCTGAAATCAACACAAGCGAGTGGACAAGGATTGAGGTGCCGTTTACTACTGGAGCAACACCGACAGACGAGTATACTTGCTATGTCGGAAGTAGCTCTTTCACCGGCGAAATTTTGTTTTGGGGAGCACAGCTTGAAGAAGGCAACACAGCTACCGCCTACATCCCCACCAACGGCTCGGCCGTGACGCGCGACTGGAGTGCCTTCGGACGAGTTCAAAACCAACTGCCCGGCATCTGCAACGGAACCCACACCCATACGGGCGCGGCATCGGGGTCGGGCATCGCCGCCACCACCATCACAGGATCGGGCTCGGGTGCCACCTTCGCCTACGACTTCGACACGCTCGGAGTCCTCACGACGCTCACCGCCGACGGAGCGGGGTCAGGATACAAGGTCGGGGACAAGCTCTCCATCGAAACGACGGAAGGCCATACCATCGAGTTCCGCCTCGTAGAGGGAAGCAATGCCGCCACGGTGTCGGTCAGCATGGATGCCACGAGGCCCAACAAGCCCATCCCGTTCCCTGTCTCGAAGATGCGCGTCGAGGGTCTCACCGACCGCACGGTCCTCTTCTTGGACAAGCGCAGTCAGTACGTCTTCCCGAAGCCTACGCCCTACCTCTTGGACACCTACGAGGGAGCGGCGGCAGCTTATTCTCTGCGCCGCCTGCGGTCGGCATATACGGGGCCAGCGGTGCGTGTGCGGAGGGCTTCCAACAACGACGAGCTTGACATCTACTTCGATGGGCAGGGAAACCTCGACACGGCTTCTCTGGAGGCTTTCTGTGCAGGTACGGACGGCTTCGTGAAGGTATGGTACGACCAAGGTCCGGGAGGGAATGATACGGAACAGACGACGACGGCAAAACAACCGAAGATTGTCTCGAGCGGCTCAATCATTGAAGAGGGCGGAAAGCCTGCTTTGCGTTTCGGTGGCTCACCCGTAGGTCTACCCTTCGACAACACGTCTCTCGACATTGGTAACCTTTCTTCGTTTTGCGTCATGAAGTACAGCGATACATCAGGGTCTGAGATGGGACTCGGTTTGAGTGGTGGAGTTAGCAACAAGCGATGGTATGCCCCCTATCTAGTCGGTGGGCTCTTTGCGTACGGATATGGCAACTCCCCGACTGGCACAAGTGTCACAGCCAATGCTGACAACAACCTGCATACCATGATTGCGGGAACCACACTTGGCGGTATGGAAGCCTTCCTAAATGGCACAACGGTTGGAACCCTCACCCTCACGACGGGCATAGATACAACGAACAGTGGCATAGGAAACCTAGCGAATGCATTTTATATGGACGGATTCATTCAAGAAGTAGTCGTGTACGACAGCGACCAAAGCAGCAACCGCACAGGCATCGAGACGAACATGAACGACTTCTACAGCATCTACCCATGAGCTACATCATAACCCTCCCCAACGACGAACTCACGTCGCAAGAGCGCGCCCAACTCATCACGCGCGAACTCTACAACATCACCGCACCCGAAGCTCGCCAACAACCATACAAGGCCGACGGCATCGTCTTCGGTGTCATCGCACACCCTGACAACCCCGAGCCGATTGTCACCCTCGACCCTGACACGGGCGAAGTCCTCGACACCACGACACCCGAAGGGGGGCAGTACGCCCTCCAAGTAGACCTCGACTTTGTCATCTACTGCTCGCCCGAGGTGGACCTCACGCGCCTCGTAAGTGCCTTCCCCGAGGTGCCCGAAGAAGAGAAGGCAGCCCTCGCCGCCTTCATCGCCACATCGGAGAAAATCACCTTCGGACAAATCATTCCGAGCACGGCCACCGTACGCTCGTACGAATACATGGTAGAGCACGGATGGTTCACACCTGAAGAATGAAGAACCTCCTCGTACTTCCACTCGTCATCGCAGGCCTCTGCCTCTTCGTGGTAGGGCCTCTCTTCGGTACCGTCTACCGCCTTGCTACCGACGCTCGCCCGTGGCCGTGGGTGTACGACATCTTCCGCGACCTCTCATTCATGGCTTCTATCATGGCCGCCTCGTTCCTCGACGCTACCCTCACCAAACCCCACGGATATCCGTTCGGGAGTCAGACCATCTCTGCCGTCCTCGGGGCCAACATGGTGAAGGGCACCCTCTCGCCGTTGGGTAAGAAGCTCCAAGAGCTCCTCGACTACATCGACCCCGACCACTGTCTCAAAGCATACCACAACATCCAAACCCCATAACTCATGGAATTCTTCCAAACCCACTGGGCTGAAATCGCCCTCGCCATCATCACCGCCGCAGGCACGATCACGGCACTGACGGAAACGGAGAAGGACGACAACATCGTCGACCTCATCGGACGCATCCTCAACGCCGTCATCCTCGGCAAATCCAAGAAGCAATGAACTACTACCTCAACGGCACCTATACCGTGCAGGCGACCAACGGCTTCCAAGTGTTGCCCGTAGGTTCGAGCTATATCGCTTCGGCCGCCGATGTCGACGTGCAGGTCACGATCGTACCTCCGGGCGATGAGTTCGCCGCACCCATCTACGTGGCGGGTGTCGTAAACCAAGTAGCAGGCATCACCAACGGCACGCCTACCCATACGGGTGCGTTGTCAGGAGTGGCGGCGGCTACGACTATTACGGGCGACGGGAGCGGTGCGAGCTTCGGCTACGCCTTCGACTCCGAAGGTGTTTTGACCTCTATCGCCGCGACCGTTGCAGGGACGGGATACAAGGAGGGCGACCTCTTGACCATCACGACCAGCGAATCCCACGTCATCAACTTCCGCCTCGTCAAAGGTTCCAACCGCGCCGAGGTCACCGTGGAGTTCGATGCGACACAGCCGTGCCAGTTCCTTCCGTTCCCTGTGCGTGAGGTCAAGGTGCTGGGCGCCACCGACCGCACCATCCTCTACGCCCGCGAGCACTCGTGAACCTCTTCGAGCAGATACTGAAGGACTTTGCGGAGGACGTAAACAACGCCGCCAAGCGTACCCTCGGCTCCCGTAAAATCGGGAAGAACCGAAGCTATGGCGTAGCGTCACGCTCCCTTCAGAAATCGCTCACGTATTCCATCCGCGACGGCAAGGTCTCCTTCGGGAGTCCTCTGCCGTATGCGGCCTTCATCCATTGGGGTGTGAACGGAACGAACAAGAACCGCAATGCGCCGTTCTCGTACACCAATAAGCAACCGCCCTCCTCTGCCTTCTACGACCCCAAAACCAAGACGGGATGGATGAAGGTCAAACCCATCAGGGTGAGGGACAAAGACGGACGCTTCGTGAAGGCCACGGAATCGCGGCTCCAGTCGGCGGCGTTCCTCATCGCTCGTAGCATCAAACGCAACGGCATCCACGGACTGCGATACTACGAGGTGGCCCTCGAAACCGTGGTGCCCCAATACAACAAGAAGCTCGGCGAAGCCTTGGCCCAAGAGTTCGTCAAGGACATGAAATTCAAGACAGGCAACATCACCATCAAACCCAAGTAATGGCCTCCTCTATCGACTCCGCTCCCGACCTCCTGCGTCCCGCTGGGCAGCCTCTCATCTTCAAGTTCAGCACCTCGGCCACGGTGACCTCTGGCTTCCGCTTTGCCGTGCGTGTCTACGAAAGCAACGATGCCTCGACGGGGTCTGTCATCGGGACGTTCTATATCACACCCAACGCAAGCGACGAAGGATACTTCGACCTCTCCGATATTGCCGAGGGCCGCGTGGCCGCTCCCAACACCTCCACGACCATCGGCACGGAAGAGGTGGTGCACACCAAAAGCCAGTCCCTCAACTACCCTAACCAGACGGCCCTGCGCAAATACACCATTGGCGTGCAGGACTACACGGGAGGCACCTTGGGTAGCGACAACAACACCGCCGCCGTCTACCTCCTTGGAGGGGCGCAGCAAATCTCGCAGGGACTGCACCCGAGCTTCTCGGCATACTATCCCATCGGCCTTGGTTCCAAGTCGTGGCTCACGGATAGAATCCTGTCCAACAAGAACATCACGATGACGATGGCCGACGAGGACGAAGGAGTGGGGGTCATCTGCCATACGACCAACTTAGGCACGACAAGCGACTGGGCAGGTGTCGAGTTCAACCTCTACAAGAACGGAAGCATCGTACAGCAACGGACGTATGCGGTGACGGCCAAGACCGCCCTCGACCAGAACTACTACATCTTCCCTATCGGCCCGGCCAACTTGCAGCCCGTCGTCTTCGTCGGGTCATGGGATGCCGACTGGGACCAGCTACGTATCTATGCTACCGACAGTGCTACGGCGGGTGGCTCGAAGCGTTCGGGCACTCTCATCATCAACCGCGACTGCAGGCCTATCAAGCACGATCCTGTCCAGCTCGCATGGGCCAACACGGTGGGGGCGTGGGACTACCTACGCTTCGATGGCCGCAACCTCAAGACGCTCGCCACCGAAAGCAAGGACTACCGCAAGAGTGTAGGCTTCGACTTCAAGGCATGGGACCGACAGGCGACCCCCCCCCACCAGACCGGCAAGGAATCCGACCCAG